AGATCTTCCAAGAACTTACCACGTTTGTGCAGAAGAAACAAGCTTGGGAAGCAGATGAAGGTTATCATGATGACCTTGTAATGTGTATGGTATTGTTTGCATGGTTAGTCATGCAAGAATACTTCAAAGAAATGACTGACCAAGATGTCAGAAGAAGAATTTACGACGAACAAAGAAATCAGATTGAACAGGATATGGCACCCTTTGGTTTTATTGATGATGGTATGGGTGATGATACTTTTATCGATGGAGATGGAAACCTTTGGGAGTATGGCGATAAGCAAGAAGAAGTAAGTTACATGTGGAATTACTAATGGATATAAGCGACCAATTTTCGCTAGAGCATCTTCTTTTTAAAGAAAGAACTTGTAGAATATGTGGAGTCAAGAAAGACTTGATAGAAGATTTCTATATGACTCGTAAAAAGAAAAAAGGATTGCCATCTGCATATGCATATGAATGTAAGGAATGCACCATAAAAAGAGTCATGGAATCTAGGAAGAAAAGAGATCCTTTTGCTGACTGGGGTTATCCAGATTGGTAGTTCATGCATTGTTCACCACCTCTGAAAGATATAAAAATCTAAATATTTACAGATCAATTATGATATCTCAAGGAGAAAAACATGGCAACGCAAGTATCGCCTGGGGTAGTAATCAAAGAGCGTGAGTTATCAAGTGCAACTATTACTGGGGCGCTTAGCATTGTTGGTGCATTTGCTACTACTTTCAGAAGAGGTCCTGTTGGAGAAATTACGACCATCTCAACAGAACGTCAATTAATAGAAACCTTTGGGGCCCCTGTTGCAGAAAATGCAGAGGATTGGCTCATCGCTTCGGAATATATCGCATACGGCGGTAGACTAGCAGTAGTTAGAATTGAAAACGATGGTCTAGTAAATGCTGCTTCAGATACTGCAACTCTAGTCAGAAATGAGACTGAGTTTGAAGCAGGTGTTGGTGGTGCAAACAAATTCCTTGCAAGATCTGCAGGAACCTGGGCAAACAACCATAAGATCTTTGTCGTAGACAGAGGCGCAGACCAAGTTCTAACTCTTGCTGAAGTTCCCGATACCAATGTTCCTGCTGCAGGAACTGCTGGTGTAGTTAACGTCGGTGGTGTAGCAAAAGCTGTTGAAGTTGTTGCATGGGATGCGACTGACAAGAAACTCACCGTCATCTTCGATGAGCAAGGTGTTGTTGCTTCTGTTGGTGACACCTGGGAGAATGGTGGAACTGATGTTAACGTTACTGCTGCTCAAGACTGGTATTCGACTGCAACTGTTGCAATTGGTTCTGGCGAATCTCTTGCACTAAGTTCTATCGGTCCTCGTCCTGGAACTTCCAACTTCGCAAGACAGAGATACATCTTCAACGACGAAGTTCACGTAGCGGTTGTCAACACTGCAACTAATGAAGTTGTAGAAAGACTAACCTATCTTTCAAAACTAACCGACGCTAAGAGCGATCAAGGTGGTTCCATCTACTTCAAAGATGCAATCAATCTTTCCTCTGAGTATATCTACCACAAAGATGCAGTTACTGCTGCTGGTGCTCCTAACTCAACTGACGCAGGTGAGAACTGGTATCAAGCATCTTCTGCACTATCTGCAACCTCAGCTGCTCCTAAGTATTTCAAACTAGGATACGAAGTTGCTTCTGACTATGCAGTTGTTTCTGTAGAAGAAGAACTAACTGGTGGAACTGACGGAACATCCGCTCTAACATATGATTCTGGTGATGCAACCACTGCATACAATCTATTCTTAGATACCGAAGCAACTGAAGTTGACTTCGTTCTTGCTGGTGGTTCACTTTCAACTGAATCTGCAACTCTTGCTAAGTATCAAGCAGTTGTTGGTGTTGCAACTTCAAGAATGGACTGCATTGCAGTTGTTTCTCCTTATGTTGGAAACCAAGTCGGAACTGGCGGATCTACACTTTCTGCTTCACAGCAAAAGACTAAGACCCTCAACTTCCTCAACCAAATCTCCACTAACTCTTACACCATTCTAGGAAGTGGTATCAAGTATGTCTATGACAGATTCAATGATACTTTCCGTTGGATTGGAACTAATGGAGACCTTGCTGGACTTTGCGTAAGAACAAGTGCTCAGCAATTCGACTGGATTTCACCTGCTGGTCTAAACAGAGGTGGTCTAAGAAGTGCAATCAAACTTGCATGGAATCCAAATAAAGCTGATAGAGACGAACTTTATCAAGCAAGAATCAACCCAATCGTAACTTTCCCTGGAACTGGAACTGTTCTATTCGGTGACAAGACTGCACTTTCTGCACCTTCTGCATTCGATAGAATCAACGTTCGTAGACTCTTCCTCAATGTTGAAAGAAGAGTTGAGCGTGCTTCTAAGGGTATCTTGTTTGAGCAAAATGATTCAACTACACGCGCAGGTTTCGCTGCAACTGTAGGTTCCTATCTTTCTGAGATTCAAGCTAAGAGAGGAATCACGGATTATCTAGTTGTTTGTGATGAAACCAACAACACACCTGAAGTTGTTGACCGTAACGAATTTGTTGCTGAGATCTTCATCAAACCAGTTCGTTCAATTAACTACATTACAGTAACCTTCACTGCTACCAGAACGGGCATTTCCTTCTCGGAAGTAGTTGGTCTTGCTGGTTGATTTAGTATTATAAATTTTTAAGTAAGAGGAAAAACTAATGGCCATTACAAGCAATGTTTCCGAATTTTTAGGAAAGATTCAACAGGGTGTGAAACCCAATCTGTTCCTGGTAGATCTTCAGTTTCCAGCAAATCATCCAGATGCTCCTTCTGGAGATGAAAAGGATCTTGTAGACATTCTCTGCAAGTCCGCTGGTATTCCAGCTGCAAACCTAGGAACAATCGAAATTCCTTACAGAGGAAGAGTAGTTAAAATCGCAGGTGATAGAACCTTCGATAACTGGTCTGTAACCTTCATCAACGATGCAGGTTTCAAAGTCCGTGGATTCATGGAAAGATGGTTGGAGCAAATGAACTCCCACGAAGGTAACACTTCTGGATTGTTCTTGCCAAACAATGGTTCTGGATATACTGCAGACCTTAAAGTCAAGCAACTCGAAAGAGATGATGCTACTACGGTTATTCGTGAATACATCTTCAGAGATGCATTCCCAACCAGCGTTTCTCAGATTGATCTTGCATACGATGCAAATGATCAGGTTGAAGACTTCACAGTTGATTTCCAATATCAATATTGGGAAGTTGTTTCTGGTGGTGCTGGAACTACCAACTCAACCCTTAGTGTAGAAGGTTGATAAATAGTTGAACGCTCAACTATATTTTTAAATCATGAGTCAGTTATTTGGCTTCCAGATTAATCGCAAGGAGGGGCAGAGGGGACAATCCCCTGTCCCTCCTTCTGCTGAGGATCCAATTGCCGTTGCGGCAGGTGGATATTATGGAACGTATGTAGATACGGATAATCAAGCTCGCAATGAGTTTGAGATGATCCGTCGTTATCGTGACATGGCAATTCACCCTGAGGTGGATAGTGCTGTTGACGAAGTTGTGAACGAATTTATTGTGAGTGATTCTCACGACACTCCCGTAGAAGTTAATCTAGATAATCTAGATATGGGTGCGGGAGTAAAAAATAAAATTCGTAATGAGTTTGAGTATATCAAACGTCTTTTGAATTTTGACAATCGCGCACACGAGATTGTTAGAACTTGGTATATCGATGGTAGACTATTCTACCATAAGGTTATCGATCTAGATAATCCCAAGAAAGGAATTACGGAACTTCGTTATATTGATCCAATGAAGATCAAGAAGGTCCGTCAAAAAATTGACAACACCCCGAAAGATTCTCTAGCGAAAGCAGCAATCAAAGGCACTGCGCTTGAGTATGAATACGGAACGTTTGTTGATTACTATCTTTACAATCCAAAAGGATTCTACAAAGGTGGAGTCCTGGGTCCAGTAGGTGACATGTCACTTTCACAGGGTGTGAAGATGGCAGTTGATAGTATCACCTTTG